CCCACCGCCTCCCCCTCCCCCCAAAAAGCCTGTGCTAAACAACAAACGCACTAAGCTTATGGCTGAGCTCAAGGCGACTCTCGCCAAAAAAGGTCTCAGTAAATAATAAATGCCGGGTGTGAAACAGATTCAGGAAGCGAAGAAAAAGTTGAAGAAGATGCCCAAACCAACGGGAAACAAACCTAAACTTCCCACTGCTACGTTGTTGCGTCTTATCGCCGCGGATCCTAAGATTAAACGGGATAAGGCGTTTGTGAAACGTGCTTTGGAACTCGCAAAATTAAATAAGTGATAAAGGTATAAGATGGCAGAGATTCTCCTAATCATGTGCGCCATGTCATGTTGCTCATCGTCCTCTTCAGTCGCCGCCTTCTTCTCTGGTCTGATTCCCAGGACTGGGCCACATTTCAGGAAAGTAACGGGGGTTGATGATCTCACGAAACAGAAACCATTTATCGTTGATTACTATCAGAAAAGTGCTGATAAGAAAACAGACAAAGAAAAACAAATAGTAGTGGATGAGATTCGTAAATCTAACCCAGATGGAGTTACAGCATTTTGTGCTGCTGCTGATACTATTAGATCTGGTAGAACACGTCCTCCCTATGACAATAATGATAAAATACTGACGACTAGGGGTATGATTAAACCTGCAACTATATTAGAAGAAACAGTGAAAGAATCACTAAGAGATGCGTATCCGTACGTTGAAATAACGGCTAAGAACTTTTGTCAAAAGTAACCCCAAACTTCTTGGTGATAATCTTCTTCGCACCCTCAAAGGTTGGATGACCCCAGAGGTACCAACGGGACCAGAAACCAGCCCCGTCGATACCACTCCTCTTCCAATCCTCTTTATCACTCGATGTCACATCGAGCATCATTTTATGAATCCGTGTTGGATCCCGCTCAGCTATCGTTCTCTTGGGTACTTGACCACCGTGGCGGAGTACATAGGAACGCATACGTGAAGGATTCTTGTGTTTGGTGTAGTCGGAATACCCACTGGCACCAAAGTCAACAGTCCTGCCGTCTTCTAAGACAGCCCTGAACTTTTTCTTACGATCAGGGCTTTTTATAATCTTGACGCGCATACTTATCTTTTACGGATAAAATTTACTTGCACGACTGGCACGAGTACTTCTCGACACGCTTTTCGAGGCTCTGGCGGAGACGGTTGCTCCGGAACTGGTACCGCTCGGGCTTGCGGATGAGAGACCGCTCAGGGCCACGCTTGACAAGATACAGGTGGTCATACATGTGAAGAAGCGCCACAGCGAGAGCGAGAGTACCTACGACCGCACCATTCATCTTACGAGCAGACCAAGCGTAGGCGATAATCACAGCAACCAAAATCACCTGAACGAGGGTAACCTTGGGCATGACGAAACGCTTTTCGACAGTCTTTATGAGTTCACTGGGCTTGGGAGCAGCGTACATGGAACGTTTACCGTAAACTGGCATTTTTATTATCTACTGAGAAAATAATGTGGCCTCTCATCCTGGTACCAATGGGTTTGGTACTCCACGATTATCTGAAGGCACCCATAGACCGCCTGTACTTCAACAACCCAAGGCGTATCCTGATGGGTATGCAAAATGCTTTGGTCGACATACTCAGTGTCGTGTCCACACCCGAACCACCTGGACTTTGGCTCATCAAGGCACACTACGAGAAGATACGTCGAGAGTTTCTAGAAATTTCACCAAGTCTGAGACGACATCTCTTCCACGAAGCAGATGCATGGTTCGACAAGAATGATGGGTACTACTTCTACAGGGTTGAGGACTTTCCAGTGCTAAAAAGTCTCATCGATCAGATTCCCTCAATCCACAAAGAGACCGCTATGTTTGCTGTAGTGGAGGGACCCATGGTCATTCCACCACATCGTGCGGAATCAAACTGGCTTCTACGCTATCATCTTACTATAGAGAGTGGGGGTGATTGCACACTCTATACTACGAAGGGGGCACACGAACATCGTGACGGTGAAGATTTCCTATTTGACCACGCGAAGTATCACGAGGTTGTCAAGAGGGGTCAAGGGAGAAGGGTTGTCCTCATTTTGGATGTTTACAGGTGTTTCTGACAGACTGCGATGTACATGTCACTCCCACCGATGAGTTCCAATTCCTTGTTTTCTACCGTGCGTTTTGTGAATGGTCCAGCATTACCATTTCCACAGCGCATACAGAGTGCTGACAGCTTTGTCACTTCACTCGCTAAGGGTATACAATCAAGAATCTGACCCCACTTTCTTTGAAACGCATCGGCATCAAGACCTGCGACGATGATTTCTTTGTCTGCACCTAGACAGTACCGAATAAAGTGTTGGAGATCGGGAAAAAATTGCGCTTCGTCGACGGCGATAATCTCAGCATCTTCAAAAGCTTGTGTGTCAATAAGTTTTAAAAGCTCGAAGACCTTGTGACAGTCGAACTTGACATTATCGTGAGTCTTCAGAACTTCATCTGGGGAACGTGTATCCTTGGCAGAGTTGATGACCATGATTTGTTTCCCCAGAACTTTGAGTCGTTTCAACCTTCGAATAAGTTCCGAAGTTTTACCAGAGAACATATTCCCCATGATAATCGAGAGACCCATCCTGACTTATTAAAATAATGTTGTATTTTTTATATGGGTGATTTTATTCGGGCAACTTTCGAGGGTTACACAGGGTACTACAATCCTAACTCGGGTCGCGTGAAGTTGGGCAATCGCCTATTTCCCGATATAAAGACGGCAGTAAAATATCTCGGCAAAAGGTAAGATGCCTCTGAGCGATGCTCAGATTACCAAGAAGGTTGGGGAACTGCGTAAATCTGAGGGTAAAATCTACGCACCCCTCAAATACTTCAGGGGACTCACCACCCTCAAGGAGGTCGAGACCCGCTACAAGAAGATGCTCCGGAAAAATTATAAATTTTTCGAGACGGACAAGGGACAGAAAACAAAGACTTCTTCCTACACGCAAAAGTTTAGAAAGATGTACCCAGGAGTCAAATCTCTCCCTGAAATTGCTAAGGCTACTGGCGTGCCTTTGAAGACCCTCAAGACCGTGTACAATAGGGGACTCGCTGCGTGGAGAACCGGGCATCGCCCAGGTGCTTCTCCACAAGCGTGGGGATACGCGAGAGTGCACAGCTTCGTCACGAAGGGGAAGACGTACTACACTGCTGATAAGGATTTACGTTGATTAAAACATTCTACACATACTAGGTTTCATTACAATCTAATATTCTAGGAAGTCTGTAAAGGTGACGATATCTTGGTCAAGTATAGCTTCTGCAATGTCCGTGAGTTCTTGGGGGAGGTCATCCAGTCCCAGACAGCTCTCGCTGTAGGCTTCGACCATGCTCATGTCTCTATCCTCAAAATAATAGAGTAGATCTCTCATGGTCTTGTCATCGATGGTCTGCATGGCTTTGCAAAACTTTTCTGTGGAAAATGATGATCCTTCGAGGATGTTGTTCTTGATGTATACCTCAATATCTTCATCTTGACTGGCGTAAATCTCATCAGATAAACATGTACAGTTCATGAGGACCTCGATGCCACCTGCGACTTCACAAAGAAAATCTCTTTTGCCGGGAATTGCGGACATGTTTGCAAACTTAAAAATATGATGAATAGTACATTTACTTAGGTTCAATATGACTGATCGCATTACATGGGATGAATACTTTATGAACGTCGCAGATCTCGCCTCTGTTCGGTCTCCGTGTGAGCGGTTAAAGGTGGGGTGTGTCCTCGTGAAGAACAATCGCCTCATCAGTATGGGCTACAATGGGTTCCTCGCAGGTACCAACCATAAGTCTATCGTGAGAGATGGACACGAACAAGCGACGATCCATGCGGAGATTAACGCAATCACGGATGCGGCGAAAAGGGGTGCATCCATCGATGATTGTGTGGCGTACGTGACACATTACCCATGTCTCAATTGCTACAAGGCTCTGGCGAGTAGTGGAATTAAAAAGGTGTATTACAAATTAGACTACAAGAATGACCCAGTTGTGGATGAATTGGGGTGCGAAATATCTTTGGTAAAGTTATAAGATGCCGTGCCCCATTTGCACAGGAGCCCTTATTTCTACAGTTGCACAAAGTGCCGCCGCCGTCAGTCTCGTCAAACATGTGAAGGATCGTTCTTCTAAAAAACCAAAATCCAAGAGTAACCAATTAAAGAAAAAGTCCAAATAAAAAGTAATGAACCCCGAGAACTTTCCTCCCCACATCAAGTCCCTATTTCAAAATAGGGATCTGACTATGAACCAGAAGATGGCCACGTTAGCCGCATTTATGCCGGACGTACCAGGTATACCCGAACCAGATGACCATCGCGAACTGGGTATGAAAATTAAACACCTCGCGGAAGAAGGGAAGATTCGTTTAGGTAAATTTGATAAAAACTTTATTCTCGAGGTCGAGACCGTGGCTTAATCGCCCACATACTCTCCTTTCGGAACTTTTCATGATCAATTTCCTTGATCTTGAAAACTTTCATGATGAACTTCTTGATGGGGTTCACTTCCTTCGTCTCGGGTTCATCCTTCTCATCCCATGTTGGGAAGCGTCTGTTCCCTTCACCGGGAGCATCAGATGGGGCCACAAAGTCGTCTTTCTTGGCACGGAGTATAGCACTCGGCCGTACAATCATTGGTCTTAAGATGAACATTTATATAAAGAAGTTTTTCATCTTTAAACACCTAAGTAAAGAAGAGCCACGTGAAATGTATATCACTTACAAACATGAACTCTACTACCATCACCGAATACATCATCAAGCTCGAGAAGGAGAACGAACAGCTCAAGGAACTCTACCGAAAGTCCGAAGCCACTCTC